GGCAGCGTAAGACTCGGACTCGCCTTTTTTCTTTGGTGAACCCTTAACACCCTGCTGACCAAACCTAATTGTTTTAACCTTACCACCCTCTTTAGCCACTACAACATGTGACTTAGTTGGATGACTAGGTGTCCTCTTAGGGTTATTGTAGCCAGACACCCCCGCTCTTTCCAGTCTTGGATCTCTCTTACTTGCCATTGCGCTTCCTTTTTTTCTTTTTACTCTTAGTCTTGTACGGCAAAACAGGACCATTAGACTTTTGGTTGTTTGTACCCATACGGGGACCACTAATATAAACAAACTTACCGCGACCAGATTTCATTCTGATTTACTTCTTCTTTGCGTCTTTCCGGTGATTTGAATAATGACCACCTTGACGCTTTAAGTCTTGTACGTTTGTCTGAGAATCTTTTAATAGACTATAAACATTATTAGTTGTGGAAGTCTTCATTCCGAAACCATTTTTCTTGGCCATATCATTACCTTTCGAAAGACATTATATATTATAGTAGTGTAAAAAATAAAAAAAGGGAAGGATAAACCTTCCCAGTTTCTATTTTCATCAAGCCTTTTTCTTAGAAGGAACCTTTTTTGAAGGAGTACTCTTTGATGGTGTTTTCTTCGTTGAACCCTTAGGTCTTCCTGGCTTTTTTCTCGCTACTGGCTCAACTTTCTTAGGCTCAGTAGGAACTTCAACTACAGGTTCCTGATCTGAAACTTCTGATCCATCATCGATATCATGTCCACCAATTTTAATTGGTTCTTCTTTTTTGTTTTTCTTAAATAATTTTTTAATAAAATTCATAATTAACTTCCTTGCTGTGTTTCTTTTATTAGTAAATATCTTTCCCCTGTCTCCTTAGAAACTAAAGAAAAGGCGTAGGCTGCAGCCTCTTCTATTGCCTGCTGAAGAGACTCTTTATCTTCTAGGGAGACATTTGGTATCGGTAGGGTCAACCCTGCATATATATCTATATTTTCAAAGTTTCCAATATTTACTTTTCTGTTAACACCACAAATAAATACTGGTGACTGACTATTTTCTGACAACGCATTAACCGCCTGTTCTATAGGGGAGCCTATTGATTGCTCCATTGCACTTGGTACTATCTTAGGCATAAGCTGACACCATGCCTTGTATAAATTCTTTAGTTGCTTTAGACTGCTCCTCTACTGACATGTCAGAAGTGTCAATAACAATATCAGCTAGTTCACCCACTTTATCCATTTCGAGTTCTGAGGAGTGATTTCTTTCGGTCTCTGGCATTAGATAACCATCTCTTTTAAACATTCTTTCTTCTCTAACCTCATCTGAGGCTGTATAGCATACAAGTATTCCGTTAGGAGATCTTTTAATAGCTTCTGCCTCATTTAAATATCTAACATCTGATATGATTACAGAAAATGGTTTTACCTCATCGTCAAAACCATAATCTCTTAGATAATCCATATGAAGAGACTTAGCTTTATTTATAGCCCATTCCGAAAAACACGTAGGGTTATATGACCTACAGATGTCACCCACTCTCTGAAGGAAGGATCTAGGCTTAATATCATCAGAAGGTATCTGCATGTTATATATCTCATTAACTATATTGTTCATCTCGCTATAGTCTGGAAGATTAGAGATAGGTGATCCACCAAATATTTCATACAAAGTATTATGTATAGCATACAACTGCCGTATCTTCTTTCTATCACCTAGAGCATTCTTCTTAATTGAAGCCAGCTCATACAGGGGAAGTGCGAAGTATATATGATCCCAGTTCATATCATCTTCAGCGTTTGCTATTCTTGCCTTTGGGACTATATTATCGGCTACAGAAGTTTTACCCGTTAGGGCTTTACCTGCAAGGCCTATGATTATCGGATAATTAATATTAAAACTCAAATTATTAACCTCAACTATAACTTGGATATATATTTTTTTCTTTCGGATAATTGATCTAAAAATGAATTCGCCAACCTATCAGGCTCCCAAACAAAACTTCTTGAAACTTGAACAACCCTAAAATTAAACTCTTCTCTAATTTCTTCTATTGTCATAAGAAGTGGGACTAAGCTATCATTTTTACATCTCCATTTACCATTGACCTGGTTTGCAACAACAGCTGAATCTGTATAAATTATTGGGTCAATCAAATCTGCCATTGAACAGATCAACAATCCCGATATAACAGCTTCATACTCAGCTTCATTGTTAGTTCTTGGACCAAGTCCCCTGGCAAATTGAGCCACTTTTTTCCTATTTCTATATACTACCACACCACATGAAGCTTCGCCAAATTTCTTTTGACCCTGACCCCTAGACGCTCCATCGCAAAATACTTCTATGTTCATTGTTTTATTTCTATATCATATGGGATGCTATATTTTTGTGCCATCTTCTGCACTGCAGATCGAGACGAGGGGGTCCCAACTGTTATGGTCCTAAGGAGGGAGTATCTTTCACCATTCATTTCTACCTGTGTTGGAAAATCTAATGATTCTCTTTCTAAGGTAAAAAACTCACTTGAAGAGACAACAGATTTGTAATGACCTATATACATATTTTCCTATCAGTATGTGCTAAAATCTGAGTCAAGATAAGCGCCTCGCTCTTCACGATAAGAAGCTATTTGAATAGATTGAACTTTATCCAAAAGTTTTCTTGCTGACTCAGATGAGATTCTTGCAGAAGTTTCTATAGACTCTGCTAAATTAACTATGGCCTCACAGGTAACCAGTGCCGAATATTCAGACTCCGCTGCAGCTATTGCCGATGCTTCTCTTTCAGCATCGTTTTTGCCGACTCTGTTAGTTTTATAAATCTTTCTATATCTGCCATCAATAATTTTATACTGAGCTCTTGCCATGCCTGCAAATCTTGCTGCTCTACCATAAACGTTTGACGTTCTAGCGACCAAAGATGCAATATGCTCTATCCCAAGATCTATTATGTCTGCTTCTGGCATCTCTACGAAGTAGGTATTGAAATTTTCCTTCTGACTATAAGCATCTAGGACTTCATTAAGCTGGGGTCCAAGGAACTCAGTTAATAATTCCTGGAGCTTATCTAGTGATTGAGAATTCATTTTCTACTTTCCATCTTTATAAGAGTTGCATACTCTACAATATCTTGTTCAATAATTATATCAGATAATTTAGACCTTATCTTTGACAGGTGCTCTCTTACCGTATTGGGGTGTTCATTTATCTTTTGAGAAATCTGACTAGATCTCATATTGTCGACATACCTCCATTTAACAAGCTGTCGCTCTTGTACTGAGAGTTTATCAAATGGCGGCATATTTTTCTCACCGGAAACCCAAAATTCATTAATATCTTCTGACGACAACATTTGCTCTATACTATACTCAACAGGGTCTGCCTTGAAGCCAACATATTTTTCTTCAGAATCCTCGTCTCCAGACGATTCATCAGCTAGCAGTGGGAATGTTTTCCTTCCTAGCTGATCAATTAAAAACGTATCAACATTTTTCTTAAGAAGATAAAAGAAATAACTATACAGGAAGCCACTAAAAGGTATACTGCCTTTTCTTTCGTACCTGTTAATGCACTGGAAAAAGGTCATAGAAACAGTCTGCCTTATATCTTCCTCATCGCCATACCTTTTAGCCATGTAGTTTATACCCCTCATGCACTCATTCACTTCTTTTAGTGCTACACTGTTTATCTTATTTTTATTCAGAGCAAATCTTGCAGAGGGGCTTTTAATGAATAGTGAAACAAACCTTCGTATATCGTAGTCTCCAAGACTATATCTACCATAATATAATAATGAAACATACTTTGTTAAAAAGTTATCAAATACTTCTAGCAGTTTTTCTTGCGCCGCAGGCGAGCCCTTTTTGGCTGAAGCGATCAACTCCTGCATCTCATCTTCTTTTAGAGTATAATATTTTTCTTTATAAGTTTTCTTTTTCTTTGACTGGTTCATCTCTTGCCTTCCCAATGTATTAGGTACTCAGCGTAAATGGATCTTATATCTTCATAGAAAATGATACTTGGAACCTCTAAATCAGACATAAAAGAAATCCCAGCTTTAGAATATTTACTTATGACGCACGTCAGGGAAGAAAATTCTTGCGGATAGTATCTTTTAAATCTTTTAAGTTTTATTTTACTCTTATCATCAAGGTAACCCTTTACCTCAATCCAGTCATTATTTCTTTTTAAGAAGAAGTCTGGAGTGTACCCCTTCGTTCCCCTTTTAATTGGAAAGGAAAAAACTGTGGGCTCAAAATCAAAATCTATTTTATACAGCTGCAGAACCCTAACAAAGTTGGCTTCCCAGCTAGATCTGACGTTCATGCCAATGTCTTCCCTATAGCCAGTTTTAGTGTACTGGTAGGCATTTCCTTTTCGCCTTGCAGACACCCCATCGTTTATGCTAAGCTCTTGAGCTATGGACCTGTTGCGGATATTGTTTAGGTTAGGATGTTTCTTGAAAGAAGATTTTTCAAGAAAAAAGTCTTCCGAGTTGACAACATGTAGGCCCATTGTGATATCCTTTACAGCGAACTGATCCGCAGGTTTTTAATATTATACACTATTCCGTAACAAAATACAAACATTAAGAAAAGGAAATAGTTAAAATGACAACATTCAACACAATCAGACAGTCAATCAATAATGAAATTGACATTATGGTAGTCGATGACCTAGTTAAGTCTGGAATGAGTAAAGATGCGGCTGTTAAGCTCGTTACAGAATATGAGTTTGACATTGTGGCTGATGCTCTTGCTAACCCAGCGGAGTACAATTCAGAATTCTGATATCAGTTAATTTAAAAAGGGGGCCACTAATGTGGCCTCCTTTTTTTTATCTGTTTCTATTTCTAAATGCTCCAGTGCCACAAGCCCCAGAGGCAGCGTGGTCACAAAAAGAACAGACTCTAGTATTTTTGGTCGGTAAGTAATTTAAATCATTAACTATACCAGACATGGATTCTATTAATCTACTCTTTACACTATCTATGTCATCCTTACTAAAAAGATGACCTTTTCTTTTACCAGACCTAAGATAGTATAGCTCGGCATAGATCTCTTTGTCTGGGAAGAAATGATCCATAACCATTGCATATATACCTAGCTGAAGATTTTCATGAATACTCTTCTGGGTAACTTCCCATTTACCAGTTTTATAGTCAATAATAGTGACCCTATCACCAACCATGTCTACCCTGTCTATAAAACCACGAATCCTGTAAGAACCTAAAACTATATCAAAAGATAATTCTTTATCATATATATTCATAGGTAGCCCATGATTTGTATCATAGAATTCATCTATAATAGATCTACCAACTTCAATAAGATCTTGTGGTATCTTATTATCTGGATCCCAGTTAGGTATTAGGTTATCATACTCTTGCTGCATCTCTTCTAGATTTAGCTCTTTATCGTTTTCTAATGTATTTTCGAATACATCGTGAACTATATTACCCAGAACAGCAGCCGGAGCGAATTGCCTGGGCTCTTTTATTATGTATGAGTAAAAGTATTTTGCCGGACACATATTGTATGTGTCTATCCTGGAGTAGGAAAAGTCAATTAATGTTAACTTTTGCAAATCACTTAAAGTATCATATTCCTTAATATCTAACGTCAATCTTCCACCTGCTCGTTGGGGTCATATATTAATTTTCCACTAGAATCAAACTCTCTACCAATCTCATCCATAAAATGACCAGTATGTTTGTTTCTAAATAAGCCTTCTCCGACAGGAATCCATCCAGATTCCCCTATTTCCATAAAATCATCTTCAATCTTTGGCCACATAAAAACTCCTACTCTATCTCAGATATTTCTTCTATATTTAAGTAGTAACTTAATAATATAACTAGGTCATTCATTTCCTCCCTAGATGCCCAAAAACCCATAAGCCCGTTCTGCACATATGTTCGCATTACTTCATCGGTATCAGGATCACTATATTCTGTGATCCTAATATTTTTCTTAGATAGTGTATTAATATTAAATGGTTCGTTCATGATTACTCTTCTCATATCATCCTTCATATATTTGTATCGGGTTCCAATTTGGGTCATTCATCTTTTCGCGCATGTCCGCCACATAGGCGTCCCAGTCTCTCTCGTCTTCTGACCTTCTTTCATACTTCACCTCTCCCTTGTACGGGTTGCTCTTAAATCTTGTTATTATTAGACGACCTTGTTGAGTTCTCCATCTAAGTACACCATTTCTGCAATCACAGAAGTCGTCAGGATGAGGGTCTATCTTTCCAGCTGGATCATACCTACCACTACAATCTGCACACTTAGCGTGCTTGCCTTTGTCAGCGCACCTATTGCAAGCCCCGCAAAAAGTCCAGCAGTCTCTGCTAGTAGGATTTTTGTAAGTTCCATTTGCAGCCATTTTAAATCTCCAAATCAATTAAGTTTTTAATAACATCTTCCATAGAAGCTGTAGCCTCTATTGGAAATTTATACATATATGAATGATTACCAACATTTACCTTTAAGTAAACAGGTCTATCACCTCTTGACGAGTTTATTATATCATAAATTTTCTCTACGGTAGAAGTAGAAAGTGAACTATCAACATCTAATATAATTGACTTACCACTTGAGAATATATGTGAATCTATCTTCTCTAAAAAGTTTAAGTAAACCTTACTTATTGAAGCTTCTTCATCGCCATCTTTAACTACCGATCCAGTAATAATAACTGAGTCACCCTTAGCGAAAAAGGTGTCATCATATTTTTGAGCCATTTTTGGAAATATAATAACTTCAACATCAGAAGTAATATCTTCCAATATAAGCTTATACATCTTCTGATTTTTTTTAGTTATAATTTGCTTTACATCAGTTATAACTCCACCAATTTTTATATTAGATCCAGAATCAAAATCTCCTAAATCTATAATACTTGTAGTTATTTTTGATGATATTACATCCCATATTCCACTTACAGGATGACTTGTTACATATATTCCAATGTCACTTTTTTCCCTATCCAAAATCTCTAGCTCTTCAAGTCTTGAAAATGATCTTACCTCAGAATCAATAAGCTCATCAAAAGCCCCTGCATTCGCTAGGTGCTCTAGGGTTGTCTTCTTTAGAATTGCTGGATCACATCTTCTAAAGAAATCATACATATTAAGGTATGGCTTGCCTGCTTCTCTGCACGAGATGACAGCATCAGCGATAGAAGCCCCAACGCCATTTATAGCCGAAAGTCCGAATATGATTTTATCATTATCAAAGACCTCAAAATCTATACCAGACTCATTGATAGATGGGGGAAGTACTTGTATACCTATCTTTCTACAATCTGCCAAATATAGCGACTGCTTTTCCTTATTGTCAACAACTGAACTCATTAGAGCCGCCATATATTCAACTGTATAATTAGACTTAAGATAAGCAGTTATATAGCTAACCATTGCGTAACTTGCAGCGTGAGCCCTATTAAAACCATACCCACCGAAGTACTCAATATCAGAGAATATTTTATTCGCTAAATTTTCATCTAAGTCAGAAAAATCTATACATCCTTCGACAAACTTTTTTCTCATAAAAGGAATCTTATCCATAAGCTTTTTGCCGATGACTTTTCTTAAATCATCAGCTTCTGCTGATGTAAAGCCAGCCAACTCCCTAGACACTCCTAAAACATCTTCCTGATACAACATGATGCCTAGCGACGGGGCTAGCACTTTCTCTAGCTTAGGATGTTCATATCTTACTACACTGCGACCATGCTTTCTGTTGATATACTCCTTGTCCATGCCAGAGCCCATAGGTCCAGGTCTGTGCAATGAGATGAGGGCCATTATATCTTCAATAGATTTTGGCTGAAGCGAGATCATCATCTGACGCATTGATGATGACTCAAGCTGAAATACACCAGCACTATTCCCTTTGCATAGCTCTTCGAATGTAGTAGGATCGTCTATTGGTATCTCATTAACGTCAATAACCTCTCCTCTATTCTTAGCTATTAGCTTTATACAAGAATCTATGACGCCAAGATTTCTTAATCCTAAAAAATCTATTTTTAGAATACCACATTGCTCAACTCTACCCATATCCCACTGTGTAACAACAGGATTATCTTGCCCCTTACGCATAATGGGAACATAGTTAACTAATGGATCCCTAGATATAACAACGCCAGCAGCGTGTATGCCAGTCTGACGAACTATGCCCTCAAGACCGAAAGCTGTGTCAATTATTTCTTTTGATGTAGAGTTTGAATTATATTCTTTTAAGAATTCATCAACTTCCATACATTCTTTAAGATTTTTAGATACACCAAGTATTGGTGGTGGAACAAGTTTTGAAACTTTATCCCCCTCTGTAAAAGAGTAACCTAAAGCTCTAGCTGAATCTCGTATCGATTGTCTAGCACCAGTTTTATTAAATGTGCATATGTGAGCAACTCTGTCTTCACCATACTTTTGTCTTGCATAATCTATAACCTTGTCTCGGTGCCTATCATCAAAGTCAAGGTCTATATCCGGCATGGATTTTCTTCCCTCAACAAGAAAACGTTCAAACATTAAGCCGAATTTAATTGGATCTAAATTAGTAATTTCAAATGCGTACGAAAGAACACTGCCAGCCGCAGATCCTCTACCCCATCCAACTCGAATACCATTATCTTTACTCCATTTAACTAAATCAGAAACGACTAAGAAGTATTCAGGAAAACCCATGTCTTTTACAACTTTTATTTCATGATTAGCCCTATCGACTATTTCTTGAGGAAGAGGATCTCCATACCTATTTCTCAGACCCTCCCAAGCCAATCTTTCAAAATACTCAACAGAATCTTCCTTGGTGGGTATGTCAAAATGAGGAAAATATATATTTCCAAAACTCAAATCTACATCCACCATATCACACACTTGCATAGTATTATCTAACCATTCTTCTGGAAAGATTGATTCCATCTCTGAGTAGGACTTTAGGTAGAAGTTATCTCCATGAAAGGAAAATCTATTTTCAGTATGAATATTGCAGTTTGTCGACACGCATAAC